CATTCTTGCCCCACGAATTCTTTTTATTGATTTCGTTGAGCAGGGTTTTAAGTTGATCTTGTGTCATCACTTTCTCCTTTAAACGCGGCGAGTGCTTCGCATAACTGGTCATGAAGAGAAGCTGGCATTAAGTTAAACCAATCCCCTTCTCCGAAGACAACCAAACTAAGCGTATCCACCAGCGCAGCAGACTTGGATTGTAGGGTGGTGAGTTCAACATTCAGCATAGCCAACTTCATTGCTTGTTTAGCAATACGTTCTGCGTCATCGGGATTACTACCTTCAAGTCTAGTGAGCGCGGTAACTTGTTCATCAGTAAGCCCCATCAGTTTGTCAATGCTGGAATCTTGAAGCTGTGCAACCTGCTCTTTCAGCGCAACAATAACTTCGCAAGCTGCCATTGTTAGATCAGTTCTTGGATCGTCGAGTGCTGCGTTGATCGCTTTGAGTTCTTCTTTCAGCGTGGAGTTTTCTGCTTGAAGAAATTCAACCGATTTTCGTGGAAACAATTTGTCCATGTCTTCTTGAGTAAAGCTCATATCACTCCCCCTGCTTCGGTGCTGCTGAGAATAGCGCCGTAGCGAATCGTAGAATGAAATCATGGTTACGATTAACGGCAATTGAGTTCGACTGCACTCTAGCTATTTCCAATATTTCATTTTCGGTAAGTTCCATCACAGCATCCAGCTTGTCTTGCTCGACTTGCTGTTTCAGGGCTTCGTTCTCGGCACGGAGAGCCTTGTTTGCGCACAACTCGCGCTCATACAGCGTGTGATAATCTGGTGGCCAACCACCTTCAATTATGGTGCTCACAGGTATTCCCTCCATTTGTTAGAACGAAATGCTTCAGCTAATTCAAGCAGTTCGTTGTACCGACACATCCTTGCTTCGGCACGTGTGCTTGTGCCAAAACTAAGCGATCCCATGTCGTCATAACCATATTCGCTAGCTAGAGCATTGGCATCGGCTTCCAACATCTTCGCGCAAGCCTCCGCGACTCGCTGCTCAATGTCCACGGTGTTGGGTGGGCTAGTGAATATCCCCCTTGCCTCGGCAATAAGCTTCTGAACACGATCTTTCATCCAGTACGCATCGTGGTCATATGAAGGGTCTCCGTGATGCCGACAAGTAATCGCCGATAGTTCTTCTTCTAGATAGTCGAATACTTCCGCAACCGGCTTCTGCTCACTCGCAATGACGGGAGCGGGAATGTCGTCAATGAACTTTTCAACGTCTAGCCAGTCCTGACCAGTAAGCGCCAACGACAAAAAGAAGCGCAGGCGTTCAATTGGGTTTGGCTCATCCGATGCTTCAACGAGTGCGTTGTATCGACCAATTGTCGGCTCCGCATCCTTGCTCAGTTCTGCGAGTAGGGCGTGGGTGAATCTAAGCAGTTGCGGAGGCGCGTCAAATCCCATTTTTGTTGCAACCCGCAGCGCGATTTCGTCTATCTTGTTCATGTTACGTTTCCTTTGTTCAAATATGCAACACATCGTCAAAGTTTCTTGTGCTGCAATGATTTACGATGCAGCGTTGGGCAGAATAGATAGCGACAGCCAGAATATGCGTCAAAAATGCCGTCTACTTTGCGTTGGCAGGCAAAAGCATGTCGCCCTGCACCGCCGGCCCGCCAGCGCCGACTTTTGCATCCTCGAACAGCCTGGGCTGTGCGTAGGCTTGCTCTATTCGGCGGCAGGCCAAATCGAAATACTTGCGTTCCTTCTCAATCCCAATGAACCGACGCCCCAAGTTTGCACAGGCCACGCCGGTTGTTCCGCTGCCCATAAAAATGTCCATTACTGTTTCACCGGGCTTCGTCAGGCGATCAACCAACTCCATTCCCCACCCCAAAGGCTTCGGGCAGGGGTGCGCTTTAAGTTCATCGTCTGGCGTTATCGTCGCGCGAAACACATCAACAATCTGCCGCCCCACTTTTCCGTAAATCAGTACAGGTTCCCAATTGTTGAACCCAACAGCGCACCGCCCCATAGACGCCGGCTTGTGCCAAGCCATAACCCATGTTGGCTTCGGCCACATTTGCAGGTTGCTTATCCCGCAACTAATCGCCACCACTCGCGGAGAGCATTGCCGCGTTTCTTGCAGTTCTTCAAACCATGTCGCGCACCAATCGGCATAACCATCGTTTCTGTCGTCGTGGCTCTCGTATGCAAACCCCACACCATACGGCGGGTCTGTTATCACTGCATCAACCTTGCCGAGCATCGGCAGTATCTCCAGACAGTCGCCGTGCCACAGTTCGCAATTACCGATTGTCACTTTCTCAGCCATCATCACTCCGTAGTTACGTTTTGCCTGCTAACACGTCGCTCAACCCGGACGCAGGCGATAAGACCGCCTGCGCCGGTTAGCTAGGCGTTAGGTTGCAATGGCCGAAGCCGCAGCCAGTCCCCAATCTCGCAGTCCGTCAGCGATCCGATTCCGTAGTGTCCGCAAACATCGCAAAACCACGACGCCTTGCCGCTATCCGCCGGGCGCTTTGGCTTCACGCCCGCCTTTCTTGCGCACGAATCGCAGCAATGGACCGCAACTACATCGCCATGCTTGTGCTTCGAGAAATCAACCATCGTTCCCTCCGTTTGCAACCTAACCCGGCGCTCAAGCGGGACCGTCCGCAAGCGGCCGGCCCCTTAGCTATGCGTTGGGCGTCATGCCGCATATTCCTGTTCTGCCAGTTCGCAGAAAAACGAACACGCCGGCAGTTTCTCGTTTCTGCGCACCGGGCCATCGCCAAGTTCGCGCAGGCTGAACCGAACATTCGTTTTACGGTTTCTGTGCAAATATGACCCTTCACCAAGTTCATCTTGTACTTGGCAAAGTGTTTCAAACTGTTCCGGGTAATCTTCACGGATAGCCCTAAAATAGCCCTCGCCACCCTTTACGCATCCGATGCAGTTGGCGTTGTCGTATCCTTGCAAGTACATCGCAGGCAGGGCAATCCCGGCACGCTCTACCATCGCTTTGCAGTCCTGCTTATCCAGGCCCATTTCGATCAATGGGGCACGCGCTGGGCGGTCAGGATTGCGCTCTTGAAAGTCATCCCAGCGGTCTGCCTCGCTGGAATCAAAGCCAAGAATGATCGTATCGCCAGGTTCCTCAACCGTCTTGAGCAAATTGCGTTTCAAGTTCGTTGTGCATGGCGCCCCGCGCGGGCCTTTCATGTATCCACGCTGGCGAAAAACCTTGATGATGTCCGCGCCGTAACGCTCATCGCGGAGCACCGTCAGAGGAATGCCGAACCAGCGTTCGCAGTCGTTAGCAAAGCGTCGGTTATCCGGATGTTCGTTTTCAATGTAGGCATTCAGCACCAGCAGCGGCAACTTTCCGGCGTTTTGTGCAATCACCAGCTTCGTTGCAACTGCACTCGTCGCACCGCACGAGAATTGGCAAAGTATTCGTGTCATTTTGATGCCAGCCAATAAATCCAGGCGACCAATGCCACCAATGACAAAAAACATAGTGTTTGGTAAATATCCATGTTTACCCCTGTAGTCATTCACGCCCAACACGGCGGTCAACGGGACAAGCCGAAACCCCGGCTTGCCCGTTACCTGATGCGTTATGCCTCATGGTCGGGCATTCCGGGTGATGGCTCTCCCAAAAGCTCAGGCAGTCGCATTCGGCGCTCTTCGCCGTACTGCCATCGCCGACTTTTGGCGGTTTCGGCAACGGCATCCAAGTTGCAGCCGCCATCTTCTGGTTGCTGTGCCAGAAAATCCCGCCTATCCAAGCCCCGTGAACGGTCTTCCCGCCGCGCACAAACAAAACCTCTTGCGCTTCTTGCGGAAGTTCATCAACCACGTCGCGCCAGCGCGGTGCCTCGGCAAGCTGTTCCGCCGCTTCGTACATTGCGGTCGCCAGCGTGTTCAGGCTGTCTGTGGTTATTCGCGTGCGGCCTTCCGCGCCGCTCCAAAGCACTCCTGCCATGTCCTTCATCTGTTGCGGGTCCATATCTGTCCTTTCATCGTTAAGGCATAACACGTCGCTCAACTCGGACGCAGGCGATAAAGCCGCCTGCGCCGGTTAGCTAGGCGTTATGCCCCAAGCCATGCCATCGCGTTGATGACGCTTTCGCCTTCGGTTGTAAGGCGCGCTCGTCCGCGCCCTTCATCGCCAACGCGCTCAAGCTCGATCAACGCCTGCGGCACCTTCTCCATCAGCGGGAATACCGGCTCGCTCACAGGAGTCCATCCGTCCGCACCTGCGCCTTGCACCACCAGCCGCAGCAGATGCTTTTGCCTGCCGTCAAGTTTCGTTGTTTCGTTCATTGCTATCTCCAAGTTGAAATGTGGCATAACACGGCGATCCAGGCGCGATCGCCGCTACGCGGCGTCGGCCTGATCTTGGGCGTTATACGTCTTCATGCGGCCAGCACCATTTGCACGGGCTGCCGCTCCCAATTCTTCGCGCTCTGGTTCGCCTCGATCTTGTCGCGCATCACCAGCGCACGAACATCCTTGTTCGTCGGCACGTAGGTTCCGCGCCATGCCGAATCAATCCCAATGTTTTGCGCAATGTTCGTGCTGTCGGCGCTGCTCAACGGTAGCCGGGTGAAAACTTCCGGGTTCAGCATCCGCAGGCCGTGCAACTTCGTCACCGGCAAGCCGTCGCTGTCGGTTACTGCGTTCATGGCTTCGGCCATTCGGCCCCACCATCGGGCGTTGCCAACGGTGGCGTATTGGCCGCTGCTTCCGAGGCACACGCGGGGCCACTCTTCGGCAAGGCGTTCAAGTCGTGCAATGGACTCGTGCATGTGCCAAACAGGAGCGCCGACGTTGGCATGTCTTGCCTGCCAAGGCCATTCACGCAGCAGGGCATCATTTGCTTCTTCATCGCCGTCGATCACATCCGGTATCACTGCAAAGTCAAAAGAGGGGGCGCGGTGTATCTCTGCCACCCATGCGTAGTATTCAGACCAGTCCGTTACCGGGTTTCCGCTTTTCCACGCCGAGAAAGCGCCGTTATCAACGGCGAAGCTCTGGCAAACATCAATCGCCAGGCTCAACTGGTCGGCGTAGCGGAACGACACAAAAGCATGCCCGCCTTTCACGGCTGCGCAAGCTGCTGTCGCTGGTGTTATCGGCAAGCCGTGGTAGTGGATCATTCCTTCTCCGTGGTTCCAGACGTATAACCCTCCGGTGCAGGCGACCTTGCGCAAACGGCCGCGCAAGGCTCCTGACCTAGTGCGTTGGCAGGCAATGCCGGCACTGCATCAACCGCCGCGTCTAGCGCTTCGGCCCGTAGCGTGTCGCCAATACCATCAATCACACTCCAGTGCTGGCCGCGCCGGAGCTTCCGGTAGCGCTCCGCGTCATTCATCGCAGCAACCGTCTCGGGGTGGTCTTCCAGCGTGTCAGCGTCCGGATCAACAACCTTGTTGTCCGGGTCAAGCATAACGTACATACCCCAAATCACGCGGCCAATTGATCCACCTTGCAGAATGTCCAAAACGTGACGCAGCGCCTGGCCGCAGTGCGCGTCGTCGTTGCGGTAAAATTCCTCCGGGTCGTTGTCGCCTTCCGCTCCATCCGGGAAAAACCGGCGGTCAATCGCTTCCAGTGCGCTGCACAGTTTCAGCGCCATCTCCATATCGGCCGCGCTGGCCTTTGCCATCTTCATATTCGTTCTCCAAAAATGCCTGCCAACACAACGCTCGTTCGGACCGTGCGCAAACACCCGCGCACGTCCGCACAGCTAAGCGTTATGCCTCGCGTTGTACTCAGCCTCGTAGGCATCCGCCGCTGCGTCCATGCTGCCTTGGTTGATGTGCAGCCCTGCCAACGGATGCTGCTGCTCCTGCAAATGCTTGATCCAGTCTGTGTCGCTCCAGCCGGTAGGCGTTGGTGGCCTCGGCGTAGTGCCAGCGCCGACTTTTGGCGCGGGCTGCATGCACTCCCCGCATTCGTGGTCGCTGCACGAACATGGGCCAACCTGAACCAATTTCACATCTTCCGGTAGCGGCGCAGTCACATCCCCGCTCAGAACCCTGTTCAGAGTGTGCCTTGCCCTGCTCTGTGCCCACAAAACAAACTCGTAGGCGCATCGCCGCGTGTCCGGGTCAAACTCTCGCCACTCTGCCGTGGCGATGTTTTCCAGTTCCTCTTGCAGCGCGTCCCGTTGCCGCTCCTTTTCTTCCAGTCGCTCAATCAGTCCGGTAACAAAACCGCCTTGTTCAAGCTCTTCGGTCGTCACGCCAGCGCAAGCGTTCACGCAAGCCACAATGCGCCGTGCGTCATTCTTCCCGCTGGCTATCGCCACGGGGCCGCTCTCGCCGTCTGGCGGGTAAATACCGCATTCGTTGTCTAGCGTCCCCTCGAACGGCGGCGCGTTGAATTTGTGCTCCGACCACTCCCAAGGCTCTTTCGTATGTTCCATTGCTCATCCTTTCGTTGTCAAAGGCATAACACGTCGCTCAACACGGACGCAGGCGATGAAGCCGCCTGCGCCGGTTAGCTAGGCGTTATGCATGTCCAAGTGTCCAAAACGGCCTTGGCATCCGCGCCCGTTCTGCATCGGTCCATTCTTTCTTGGTTGGCAGGTCGGCAATTGTGTATTCATCGGCGCATCTTGGGCACAAGGCCACGTTTGCAGCGCCTTTTCCGTACCAGTACCGCGTTGGCGTTCTACACTTGCAGCAGTTTTCTTGTACGTCGCCAGGTTCGCTTCCGTCGTGCTCAATCTCTATCGACATCTCAACCCCCATGCCTAACATTGCGGTCAACGCGACCGTTCGCGGCAATAGCAGCCGTGCCTTCACTTGTCTTTTGTTCGCCGCTCACGTCGCGTTACCTCCGGCGTTAGCCGCCACCAGCATCAGCCAGTAGCGGCGCATTGCTTTACTTTCTCATGTTGTCGAGGGTTGCGAGCACATGAGCCAGATTCAGCGCTGCTTGCGTGTATTTCAGCGCGTCATCCGACTTCATGTCGCTTTTCACCTTCTCTGCCAGTACCTTGATTGCTGCTTCAGTTGCTTCTTTCATGGGTTTTATCTCCATAAATGCCGTGGTTTAGCGGGCCACGGCTAACCCGTCATTCGAGCCGACCGCCGCAAGCGGCGTCGGCTCAATTCAAGCGTTAGGCTCAGCTTGTTGCGGCATGTCATAGCGCAGTGCATCGTCAATTGCATTGCGCAGTGCAAGCAAGCCCTGAACAGTCGTTACGGTCACATCAGCGGCTGGAACATACACCCCTTCATCAACGGAACTGCACTGGCTGATTATCAGCATTGGGGCATACCTGTTTTTTACATCAACCTGGTGCCGTCTCCATGCCGCCGTTATTCCAACTGCGCCAAGACAAACAGAATCAAATTCAAACATCGTGTTGCTTTGCATCATTCTCTCCTTGTAAATTCCAGCCTAACTTTTCAATCAACCGGAAAGCCCTGACGGGCTTCCGGTTATCTCAGGCGTTAGAGGGCAGCATTTGCCGCCATCCGTTCAAATGCCGCCGAGCTTTCCGGCGACTTGGTGCTGCGCTCGTATTCGTTCCAAGGAACCGCCCGGTAAAGTCCGGTTACAACCCACCGCTGGAACGCCACAAGGTCTTTCCGCGCCTTGTCAAATACCATCGGGTAAGGCGAAATTCCGCGCTCTGTCATCGCGTTAAATCGGCGCCATATCCGGTCCCATGTCTCGCTCTTGTCGTAGCCGCAAAGCATGTAGGCCATCAAGTGCTTCGGCGGAATGCCGGCCGCTTCGAGCATATCCACGCCTTTGAAGAAAATCGCTTCGTCACGCAGGTTGTCCCAAGCCGTGTAAAGCCGCCGCTCAGAAAACTTGGTGTCGCGGTACTGAATCGTCGCCAGCGCTTCGGCGGCCTCGTCGTTAATCAGCCGCACATTGATTCCTTGGCTCATGCAAACCCGAAAATTCCCCTCGCGTATCTCGGTTATCCGCTCCCGCCAATCCGGGTTGCCGAAAAAGTCGTTGTCGAGCAAGTGCAACTTCTTCGGGTGCGGCTTTCCTCGCCAAATCTCTGCAATCGTATTCGTGCTGCGCGGCCGGCCTTCCTTCTTCGGCACCACACAGAACTTGCAGGCCAGCCGGCAGCCGCGCTGCGTAAAGCCAATCGAGTAATCCACCTCCGGGTAATCGGCGTAGTCGTGGTGTTCATACTCGCCGCCGATCATGTCTTCGACGGTGTGCGCGTAGGGCGTCCCGCTGCCGCCGACAATGGCGCCCGGCCATTGTTTTTGAAACTGCATCACTTGCAACTGCGAAAAACCGAAGATCGCCGAGCCATAAACCGTGTCATAGGCCGGCTCAAACAGGTCGCGCTCAATCCGGCGCGTGAAATGCACTTCATCGCCTTGCTCCCGGTGCCAGTGCGCCAGCTTCATCAGCGCAATGTTTGGCAGCGCGCCGTCAATTTGGGTAAGTCGTACTGTTTTCATTTTTACCTATTTTCCGTGTTGACCGTAGCATTCGCTTCTAACTGTGCCTTCAACGGCGACCGCCATTACGGGCGTCGCGTTAAGGCGGCGTTGGGCGGCACCAAAATAGGCACTGGCGCGCCGAAGTACCAGGTACTCACGCCGTCGCACGCCTTGCAGCGGTACGTTCCGGTGCTATCGTCGCCGCTCCGCCATTCCGAGTTGTCGTTCAGAATGTCTCCGCAGTGCGGGCAGTAGGTCACGCATCCGCAGGTATAAATCACCTCGCGCTCTCGCTTCCAGTGCCGGTAGCGCACAATCAGTTTTTTCAGCCAGTCCATTTCATTCCTCTCCGGGCGTCAGCCGCCCAACATTGTGGTCAACGCGACCTTCGCTACGCTCAGTCGCGTTACCACCAGCGTTAGAAGGCGGGGCAGGTAGCGGCATCCAATGTGTTGCCTCTCCGCTAATCTTATTTGGCATGTATGACTGCCCGGAACAACCGTCCAGCGACCACCCGTCAAAAATTGGATCAACCAAGGCATTGCCTTTCATGTCCGTTGAAAAACTCCAATGCGCGTCGCAAATCCTTCCTGTCTTGCCACTAAAAAACTCACTCGTTCCAATCGGCTTCCTTACTGTCCAAAGATCAATCTTTGTTCCGTCCTTCGGCGCCGTTTCAATCGGTTGCCATTCCATTTTTCGTCCTTTTTTCCAGTTGACCGCAGCACTTCTAGCTTTTCAATCAACCGGACAGCCCTGACGGGCTTCCGGTTATCTCAGGCGTTGGGCGGCACCAAAATAGGCACTGGCGCGCCGAAGTACCAGGTACTCACGCCGTCGCACGCCTTGCAGCGGTACGTTCCGGTGCTATCGTCGCCGCTCCGCCATTCCGAGTTGTCGTTCAGAATGTCTCCGCAGTGCGGGCAGTAGGTCACGCACCCGCAGGTATAAATCACCTCGCGCTCTCGTTTCCAGTTCCGGTAGCGCGCAATCAGTTTTTTCAGCCAGTCCATTTCGTTCCTCTCCGGGCGTCAGCCGCCCAACATTTCAGTCAACGCGGACCTTCGCGGCTACGCCGCTCGGCCGCTTACCTCGGCGTTGGAATAGCTCATGCTGCCACCTTCAAACCAAGTCGTTCAAGTTCGATATTGACCATCTCGGTATTAGCCGCGTCGATCAATTCAAAGCGCTGGAACTTGATCAGGCGGTCTTCGCATTGTTTGAGCAAGGCCAGCCCGGATTGCACTTCGGCGGCTTGCAGCAGCACACCGTTTTCTAGCTTCTTGCTGAGCTTGCGAATGGCCGAAATATCGAAATCTGGCATCAGGCGCTCGATCAGGGCGACGAATCCGTTAATCGCGTGATCAATGCGGGCGAAATCATTGTCGGCGTGATGAATGCGCGTGATGGCGTATCCCCTGTGGCTATCAACTTCGCCGGATAGCATCTCGGTCAGCGCCTTGCGGATCGGTGCCAGCCAGGCGCGGGCCTGCTTGCGTGTCGGCGGCTTCTGCTTGTCTGCCTTGAAGCGGTCGCAGGATGCGAGGTAACGGGCGCGGGCCTTGGGCGGAAGATTGATATGCTTCACGATTTTTCACCTTTCTCCAGCGTCACAAGTCCGTCGCTATTGACCCCGCGAATAAGACGGCCGGACTTTATGAACGGATCAGCCAAGGCGCGAATTCTGGCTACGGTGCAATCGTGTTGCTTGGCGAGTTCCTGCATCGTGGATGGCTTACGTTTCAATGCGAATCCGGCGATGAACTTTTGGCGAAGTTGAGCGGTTTCATTCAGGCGCTTGCGGTTTGATTTCCATGGCTGGACCGGATCGTTCCACCAGTTCGGAGCGGTTATTTGCTGGATGGCTAGGGATAGGCTCACGTTTAAGCCTCTTCGAGTGTTGCCGGATCAATCCCAAACGCCCGCGCAACTTCATAAACGGCAAACGTGGAAAATGGCTGATTGATCGGCATGAACATATCGCAAGCTGTAGCGCCAGCCTCGCGGCGAACATTCAGCGCAGCATCCGGGAATTCCTCGCTGCGTGCTTTTTCGTGGCGGTGACAGTTGCGCTTTGATGGGCAAGTATTCGCCATGCGCGAGCAGGTTGCGAATGGGGTGGCGTAGGTCATGATGCTGACTCCTGTTGCAATTTGAAAGCGCCGGGTTCTGGAAGCCACGCAGGAAGCCAGTCGGTTTGTTCGCGCATCTTCATGATTCCACCGATGACTTCGACCTCTCCAATTCCAGACATCGTGAATAGCAGCGGAGAATCTTCGTCACGAGAAAAGAATCGAATAGCCGGCGCTTTCGTTCCGAACTTTATTTTCAATGCGTCCGCAAGAAAGTTCATATTCACCGCACCGCTGATTCCTTCAAGGTATCCAGTGCAATCAACGACGCTTTCAATGCGGGGAAAATCTCCATCAACAATGGTCTTGCCAGGCTGGACGAATACCGGCTGCATCGCTGCGTCATTCCACACGGCAGAGCCATTGTTCATGACATCAAATGTCACGGTAGGGCCAGCGTGCTTGATGGCATCCTTTGAGATTGAAGCAATCACTTCGGTCTCCGCGTAGCCCTTTGGATCGCGCACGATGATGAACCGATGTCCATCGGTAGCCACAACCATTACAGATCCGTCAGCAAGAGGACGTATATTCACGCCACAAAGGTAGTAGCGAACATCTGACTCGGCAATGAACGGGAAAGCCGCTTTGATGGCTACCGAATTCACCCGGCAAATAAGGCGCTGCGCAATGCTTGAGTCGTCTGGAATCTCAAGCAAGCTGTGTTGTTCTGGTGCATTCATAATCAAGCCGCCTTCTTAAACGCCAGCGCCATCACATGCTCAGAGATCAGCCGGCAGATTGTTGGGAATTTGTTTTCTGGATACAACTTGGCATTTTTGTCGGTGGCGCTCGGGTGAATGCCGAGTGATGCGAGGAAGTCTGCATTCACGGTGAAACCGAGGCGGGTGCATATTTCGCCGAGCTTGATGGTCTGGCCAGCCGGCTTGTCGTCGCCTTCGTCGATGTCACAAAAGATGCTGCGCTTGCCATCCGGATCAAGCATCATCGGATCGCCGTTTTCCTTGATGGTCGTTTTGCTATACATCGGCTCGCCGTTCGGATATGTCTTGTCGAACTGCGTCTGGTTGGCCGCTGCCAGTTTCTCACTCGCTTGGCGCTCGGAATCAAGCCTGCGGATTTCCTCGGCAGCTATGCGGTTGCGCTCGTCCTGCTCGGCTTCGGCAATGCGGCGCTGTTCTGCCTGGGCCTTGGCCTGTTCCTCGGCGCGGATCTTCTCGCGCTCGGCAGCAAGGCGCTTTTCTTCGGCTTCCTTGCGGGCGTTGGTGCGCATGGCCAGCAATGCCGCGAAGTCGTCAGGCGCTTTCGTGCAGACTTGGCCGAAATCAGGAAACAGGCTCATGTCCTCGACCGTCTTGCGGTTTGCTTCGATACGGTCGGCGATGGCGTTGGCCTCGATCTTGGCATTGGCAAGTGCAACGGATACTTTGTCGCGCATGCTGTCGAGTGATTTGAGTCCTTTGACTGCGTCAGCGAACGATACGGCGACACTGACCGGAATACCGACCCTGCCACCAAGGGCCGCGCAGTGGGCGCCGAATTCGCGGCTGGCTGCAATGACAATCTCGCCCTTCCGGTTTTCCTTCTCAGCCGTCACCAGCTTGGATAGCGTCAGGCGCTTGGCCTTCATTTCCGCTTTCAGGCTGTCGATCGTCCGGAATAGTTTATCAATGCTGGCCGTCTGCGCCAAGGCCTGCGACTTGACCAGATCAAGGCGCTTCTCGCCGTCGTCGAGGAACTTCACCATCTTGTCGGCGGTGGCGAAATCGTTGTCCGTGACGAGCGTCGTGTTGATCGCCTGGATGCGGGCAGTTACGGCCGTCTTGAAGTCGGCGAGATTCGATGCTGTTACCTGGCCGACAAGTTGCACGGTCAGGGCCGGCAGGTCGTCGATCACTTCGGCTACGGCGGCCGGCTTGGTTTCTGTGTGCTGGTAGTTGGCCAGATCAGCGGCGAATTGCTCCCAGCCAGCCTTTAGAGCGGCGATGCGCTCGGGCTGCGGGTAGTACCAGCAATGCACCATCTTTTCGGCGGTTCCGTCAGAGCAGACAAAAATGATCTTGTCGAAGCCGAACACAAGGAACTGATGATCAAGCTGGGCGCGGTGCGACTCCGGAACATTTCCCTCGATAACCTGCGCGGCAATGTCGGAATTCCACAATTTATGCTCGAACCCGATATTGCAAAGCATCGTGGCACCGTCAGAGCTGGCCAGATACTTTCCAGAATCATCTGTGGCGACGATTGGATAAAGTTCCTCGCCGATGATTTCCTCGATCAGCGGGCGGGCCAATGCTTCAACAGCGTGGCCATTGTCGAAGCGGGCCTGCGTGGCTGCGTCGACTTCCGGAACGATTCCGGTTGCCTTCTCGTCCAACAGCGCAGAGCGCGTCTTGTACGGGCTGACGCCCTGCATTGCCGGCGCTTCGCTGGCGTTGAAACACTTGGCGCGGGCTTGGTGCCAGGATTCGCTGCCTTGGGTTACGTTGAGTTCAATCATTAGAACGGCGCTCCTTCCATTGCGGTGACAAATTCAGCGTCAATCACACCGTCGTCATCGACGTTGGCGGGCTTGATCGGCTGGCTGATGGCGTCCTTCTGCTCGGCAGAAAGTGTGTATTTTGTGGATGACCGGGCGATGATCTGTTCCGCCGTGGCCTTGCCTGCGGCGATAGCGTCGCGCCAGGCTGGCAGGTTTTTGGCGAAGTCGGCCTCTGGGTACGGCGGCAACTCGACAGGCTTGCGCTCGGTAACAACTTCGGCGGCGCCCATGTCTATAGTCCGGCCGGCGATGCGACCGGCTTCATCTTCGTCATAGATTCCAGCCAGACCGAATGCGTAGCGCGCCGCCTGAATGGTTGATTTATGGCGCAGCATGCGGGCCGGGTACTTCTTCCACGGGTCGGTGCCTTGGGCGCACTCGGACATGTACTCCGTTACCTCTGTCGGCTTGCTGCGATCCTTTCTGAACATGCGGCATGTAATAGATGCTAGTTTTCCGCCGTCGATGTTGTCGGCGAATTCCATGCCATCGAATTGCGGGTTTTCGTTGATGATGCGCAGCCATCCATCAATCGAGACGATCGGAACGATTCCCCCCTTTGAGGGGAACGCATAAATCTGTTTTGTGATCGGGTTGAGGTTGTATTCCTTGGCAACCATCAGGAATGCCACGAATTGCTCGTTGGTAATATTGCTCGGGCAGACGGTGGCGCGAACAGTCCGTTCGAAATCAGCCGGCTCCATTTCAAATCGCTCAGCCATTTTGGTAACTACAGGTAAGGTCATTTCTTCCTCGCAAGTTCGTAAAGTTCAGCCAGCACAAACCGGCAGTCCAGATCGGTATTGACTGCCACGCTATGCAGCACGCGGGCTAGTTGGGATTCGTAGTTCATGCAACCATCCGCATCTCTCCGGCCATCTCGGCGCGGTACTCGTCAAACCAGCGAGCGGCGTTGCGCTCAACCGTCGATCGGATCGCGCTTTTGGTGATGTCCGAAATAACTTCGGTAACCTCGACTGCGCCGATGTAAAGCGCATCGACTTCGCCGGCTTCGTCGAACTCGACTTCGAAGTCGACCGTGTGCATGGTGATGGTGCGTTGCATGATCAAATTCCCCGGTACAAGCAAGGCGTTTGCGCAACCGAAACGGCGTCCTGGTAGTCCATTTCACTGACCACGGCCCATCCGATGCAAACCACGATTGCGCAGATAACGGCGCGGATGTTGTCGCTCACTGGCTGGCGACGGTAGCGTGAGTAAAAGGTCATGATTTCCTCCTTATTCGTGCTGGATGTCCGTTTCCAGCTATCCCGCATTGCTGCTGTCGATGTGCCGCTATTTCGGCCTGATCCGCTATGCGCTGTCGGTCGGTTTTCACAGCGCAGGACACTGGATTCACACACCGGATGTTCCAATAACCGGCCAATGTCCTGCGATGTGCCGATTCTTCCGAATCGGTTCGGCTCGCCTTCCTCTTCGCTAATCCACTTGGGAACCGTCAGCATTGGCTTGCTAACTCGAATCAGGCGTACATATGCCGCGTTGTAAAACTTCCAATTTGTATCGGGCCGCGATGGTCTGCGGATGGGTGCCACTAGGGCTAAAGATCGGTGCTCTGTGCTTCGTCCTGATTCGGTGCGGTGTTTTGCGTCGATGTGTGTCATTGTAGGCAATCCTACGCAGTTGTCAATAGGAATTCCTACGAAAGTTGACGAAAAAAATATCTGAGGTATGTCTTGACATTTCAGTAGGTAACCCTACAATGGCAGCTATGACCTTCGATCAAGCCCTTTCCCACTTCGGAACAATCCCTGGTATGGCGCTCGCCCTGGGCGTGAAGTCGCCTTCCGTTTATGAATGGAAGCGTGACGGCGTTATTCCTAAAAATCGTCAGTACCAGATTGAGCTGGCGACAAAAGGAAAACTCAAGGCTGACGTTCCCGCCCTTCACAAAAATCAAAAGAAAGCCGCCTAAAATGGACTTTTCATACTCAGAAATCATCGCCCTATGGTCAATGGCCTCGCTGGTTATTGGCGTGTTCATTGGCCACGTCATCCATGCGGGATACGGACAATGATCGCCGCTGCATCATTCGGCCTGATGGCCTTTGGCTTCGTCCTGTTGGTTGTTGGCTTGGTTCGCATGCTCAAGCCAGTTGGCCGAGTTCTCAGCGAATGGGAGGAAGAAGGCAAATGATTGAGCTGGTCATCAACATCATTGGCGGCGCAATCATTCTTGTTGGCCTATGCGCTGCATTGCTTGCCATTGCGATAGCTGTCGATGATCGCAGTTACGACGACAAGCCGACCAACACAGACACGCTATTCCGCCCGGACACGCTATTACGCCGAAAGAAGTGCTGCAACTGCCGACACAGCGAGATTTCTACCGTGTTTCCGGAACTGGCCTGTCCGGTACTTGGCAAGCACGTAGAGCCGCATCACTTCTGCGACGAGTGGGCGTGATTAATCTGTCTAGCTACAAGACAAAAAAATACCCGCTGGTAGCGGCCCTGCAAGGCCCAGCGGGTTGGAACAATCTGGAGCAATTGTAATGCAAATAATCATTCCTGAAAACATCAACCTATTCACATGCGACGATGGAATTAAGCGGTAGAAAATGAAACGCCCGTCATTTCAGTTTTACCCATCCGACTGGCGCAAAGATACCGCGCTTCAGTTCTGCTCGCTTCCTGCTCGCGGACTGTGGGTGGAGATGATGTGCATCGCTCACGAATGCGAGCCATATGGTTATCTGATGGTCAATGGTAAGGCCATGACAAACGCGCAAATTGGCCGGCTTGTCGGTATTTCAGAGAAGGAATGCAGCAAGTTGATGGTCGAATTGTTTGATGCTGGAGTTCCTTCTCTAGCGGATAACGGGGCAATCTATAGCCGTCGCATGATCCGCGATGAAGAGGTCAGGAACCGACGCGCAGAAGGTGGGAAGGCCGGTAGCGAGCATGGAATTAAGGGGGCTTCTCACGGCAACAAAGGGGGGCGTCCAGTTAAACAGGAAACGCCCCAAGAAACCCCCCTTAGTACAGACGGAAGGGGGGTTATTGACCCCCCCTTAAAACCCCCCCCTTCTTCTTCTTCTTCATCTTCGGGTAATGCTTCCGAAGGTAAACCTTCGGGCAGCAAGCCGCCAAAGGTTACAGACCCGGATGAGATTATCTTTGGCTACGGGGTTCCATTGCTGACCAATGCCGGCACGGCTGAGAAACAGGCGCGGTCGTTCCTCGGCGGACTGAGGAAGAATCACGGCGATACGGCGCTGATCGACAAGTTGCGCGAATGCGCCAAGGCTAAGCCCTTGCAGCCGCTTGAATGGCTGGCCGCAGCATTGCCGCCGGCTGGTTCGGTGGTGCCAATGCGAAACAAGCCGGCCCCGGAAAACTTTGCAACGAAAGACTACGGTACGGGTGGCCGGCTATGAACGCAATCAACATGCTGCATATTTCCACACGTTCCGGATTTTGCGACGAACATGGCGAATTTACCAGCCGCAATGTCTTCGGAACGATCTGGTCACACTGCCCGGCCTGCGAAACGATACGCCGCGAGAAAGAAGCCGCTGAGAAAGAAGCGCATGACCGAATCGAAAAAATGCGCCGATGGGAAAGCAAACTCGGCCAGTCAGGAATACCTGAACGGTTCAAAACGCGGACGCTGGAATCCTATGCTGCTGACACTGCACCGAAGAAACTGGCGCTAGATTTTGCGCTTGAATACGCCCTGAACTTCGACGGCAAGAGCGGAAAATCCGCGCTGTTTGTTGGCAGGCCCGGCACCGGAAAGACGCACCTTGCGGCCGGTATTGGGCTGGCAACGATGGGGCAGGGATATACCACGCTTTTCTACACCGTGATGCGCGCTGTTCGCCGGGTAAAGGACACATGGAGCCGGGAAAGCAAGGAATCAGAAAGCGAAGCCATTGCCGCGATGGTGGCGCCTGACCTGCTGATTCTCGACGAAGTTGGTATCCAGTTCGGCAGCGAGACGGAAAAACTTATCCTGTTCGACATCCTCAACGAGCGTTACGAAAAGCGCCGCGCCTGCATCCTGTTGTCGAATCTATCGATTGATGAAGTCAGCGCATTCCTTGGGGAACGAGTAATCGACCGTCTGCGCGAAGATGGCGGCGAGGTCATTCCTTTCACATGGGAATCGCACCGGAGCAAATCATGAAATACCTCGTCACCCTAAAGCGCAAGCAGACCACAAACGCAGTGCAGAACGCACGGCAGATGCGCGTCGAGGTTAATTCAGTTGGAGAAGAGCATGCAAAGGTTGCTGCTCTAGGACAAAACGACAACTGGCGTTACTTCACCGTTGAAAGCGTGAGGCGCGCATGAACGACCTATTCGCATCAATCGAAGAAGCCAAAGACGAGCGCCAGGCTATCCAGATGGCCGATGGAATCACCACGACTGCGGACGAACTTCACCGCTGCGAGGTGCTGTGCATCGTCAATCGCTACTTTCCGAACGGTGATCCGAAACCGTGCTTCGCTGAAGTAGAGAAGAAGCGCGGCAAGGAATCAGCCGACAAGCTCCGCGCTGATTGCCGCAAGGAATGGACAAAGCGTAGGGAGGTGGCATGAAACTGGTATCCGCAAAAAAAGAGCATCGCTGCGACGGCTGCGAGCGGGTGACAGACCGGGCATATCTCGAATCGCAGGGGCTATGGGTTCCAGGCGTGGCGTATGAGGTGACGAAATGAACGCCGTTATCAATAGCAACGCATCTCTGCAATCATTCATTGGCGAGATCCGGGAAATGTACCGGGTTCATCGCTACGTGAAAGCCACTGCAAAGACAGGCAAGGCCCGCAGCCTAGATCAGAACGCTATCAGTCATGCATGGTATGAGCAGCTATCCCGCGAGATGCGCGAGGATGATGCAATCGGCTGGAAGTGTTACTGTAAGCTACATCACGGCGTTCCGATCCTGCGCACAGAGGATGAAGAATTCCGCGAAGCCTACGATTCAACCATCAAAGGCATGAGCTACGAACAAAAGCTAAAGGTTATGCGCCTGCTTCCGGTCACTTCCTTGATGAACAAAGAGCAGCTATCGAAATACCTTGTCGAGATCCAGGCGGACTTTTCTTGCAAAAATGTTCGGCTTGAGTTTCCAGAGCAAGAACGGTTGGCGGCCTAATGTCAATCCCTAAAAAGCCGCGCAAGTGCAGAGTATGCCGCGCTGATTTCCAGCCGGTTCGCTGCCTTCAATCGGTGTGCGGACCCGAGTGCGCCATCAAGCAGGCCCAGGCCAAGCGATCAAAGGCAGAGCGCATCGCAGGCATTGAGGATCGAAAGACGGTAAAGGCAAAGCTCGAAACGCTAAAGCCGCTTTCGTATTGGGCAGACAAAGCGCAGATCGCAGTCAATGCCTATATCCGCGCAAGGGACGAAGGCCAGCCGTGTATCTCCTGCGGCCGCCACCACGCCGGAAAGGTCAATGCCGGACACTACCGCAGCCGAGGCGCAATGGCCGCGCTCCGCTATCACCACGACAACATTCACCTGCAATGCGAACCATGCAATACCAGCAAGAGCGGAAACCAGCTCGAATACCGCATCCGCCTAATCCAGAAGATTGGCGTTGATCGCGTTGAGTGGCTGGAAGGAAACCATGAAGCGCCGCATTGGAAGAAAGACGATTACCTGCGCATCGAGGCAGAACATAAGCAATTACTCAAGGAGTTAAAGAAATGATCAGGCCGTCGATACAAATCCCCTGGCGAATCGCCCGCGCAACTCGCGCAATGATGGCCCCTACGATCATCTGCCTTGAGTGGGTAGGTGATTTCTTCTCAACGTGGAGTGAAGTTTATTCTCCAGATGGAAACCGGAGCGTCAAATGATAGTTATCAATCTTCTCGGAGAGAAATTTGGCCGACTCATAGTTAATTCAAGGGCAGAAAACTCGCCACAAGGACAAGCAAGGTGGAATTGTGTTTGCGAATGCTCTGGAACAAAGGTTGTTAAGGGGCACGAATTAAGATCAGGAAAGGTTAGCTCTTGCGGGTGCTTGCATATTGAATCAATTACTCGGCATGGGAAGTCTAGAAC